ACAAATAGCATGAATATTTTCATAGGTCACATCAAATTTATGAGATATTTGATTCAATGTCATTCCTTTTTCTCTTAAATCTCTGATTTCTAGAATTTCTTCACTTTTCAGTTTTGACATTCCACATTTCTCGCCTCTTGCTGGATTAAATCTATTTCTGTTTTTAATATCTCTCGTATTATCTTTTTTTGTTCCCAAGTATAAATGTTCAGGATTTATGCATTTTGGATTATCGCATTTATGCAAAACGCACAATCCTCTTGGCACTTCTTCTATCCATATGGCATATGCTACTCTATGTAAAACTGTTTTCTTTTTTTCTTCTGCCTGTCCCCAAGAAGCGAACGCATAACCATGATTATTTAATTGTCCTTGCCATTCCCAGCATTCATTTTTAATTAGTATTTTCTTTTTAAGCCTTTTCCTAGTATGTTCAAAATACTCTTCTTTGGAAAGATTGGCTCCTAGAGAACCATTAGGAAAGTCACATCCGCAACTTTTTGTTTTTCCTCTTCTTAGTCCTTCTTTAACTACATTCTTTCTGGTATTCCCGCATTCACAGACGCATAAAAAAGTGTCTCTGTATCTTCTTTTTCCATCACACTCTATCACTGTCAGTTTTCCGAATTTTAATCCAATAAAGTTATTCTTTTTTTCCATATTCCCTCTCTTAAAAGAGGGATAATTTATCATAAACTTGCTTTATATTCGACTAAAAACAGTTTTTGCCGCCGGCTCTGCACATTGCATTTATTGCGTACAATATCCAATTCTGGTTATGGGTAGAAATTTGATTCATTAGCGAATCGTTATAAGTAATATTGATGCTAAAATATTGCGCTGCAAGAGTTGCATAAAATCTAAACCATGCATAATCTGAAGCTGGGGGATAAAATCCAGATGTTAACGCTGTGCTCATATTTGTATTTCCGACTAAGAGATTTCCTTGAACTGCCGGCGATGAATTCAAGAAAAGATTAATTGTCATAGCCGCCGTTTGTGTGGCTCCCATCAAAAAGTCAATCCTAGAAAGCTTTGTTTGCAGACTCTTACTCTGATACAAATTTATGTCTTTAGAAACTATATTCAATTTTGGAAAAAGAGCAATACTACCCCCACCAACGTAAATGGAACTAGCAAGAACAGGGGTATAACTGAAATCTGTAGCATACTCTTGTAAAGTATCACTCCAAAGTGCTATCGATATTGTGTTTATGTCTATTACAGTAACTTGATAGATTGTATTATTTAATGATGTTGTGACAGGAAGGAATGTTGATGAGCTAATAAACATCATTCCTGTTATGTAAATCGATTCTCCATCAGCAAGATTGTGATTTATTACAGTCAATTGAACAACCCCTGTAACAGAAGCAATCGCCGTTATAGAAAGAGACTCTTCATCTGGAGTTACGTAACCATAAATATGAACAAATCCTTCCTGATTACCTGAGGTAATGAAAGGAAATAAACTCTGTGTGTCAAAATCATCCCAGGAAATATCTTCGTCATCCCAAAATATATCTGTATTATCCCATGTAATATTTGTGCTTGATTGATACGTCCCAAAGGCCGTTATGTTGTCTCTAAAAACGGCCCAGGTATTATTTCTGTAATTAAACACCAATACTTTATTTGGAAATACCGTAGCCACACCTGGCGCGGCCTGAGTTTGCGCATCTGGATAGTTCCAGTAGACAAGTTCCTTTTGAAAGTCTCTTATCCCAAAAACCCTCTGCGGGCCGTTATTTGAGTTTTTAAAGTCGAATATTTGGTCTGGTATGTCTAAGTCGATTCGATCGACGTTTACGGCACTAGAAGCTGTAATTCCCTTATCTCCGATGGTGAGCCTGTGATTGTCAAATAGAACGGGAGAAAAAGTAGACTCTCCTCCAAAATCTGAAGATATCCTTTCCCATATAAAAGGAGTGCCATACTCTCCAAGATATCTCAGTTGCCATGTTGTTCTTTCGAAATCTACCACTAGAGTATTCTTTACGAATGTGGCTCCTGTGATTTCTTCGCTTGTGGGAGCGTCAATGAATCCACCCTTTCCGAAAATATCCGACCTCCACGCATTGACATCGACCGGAGATGCATTGTACTGGGAAAACCTGCATCGGTTAGCTATCTGAGAAGCTCCCCCATAACCACCGGCCGTTGTTCCCTCAAAAACATTTAGAGCTATCAGTCGTCCATAGTATGCAATAAGAATTCTGGCCTGAAATAGAGTGGTAGTAGCCGATACCAAAGGAGCGAAGTTTGTCCATGTCGCCCCATCTGTATATCTCATGGGATTGGCAGACGCACAGACAAAGTCGGTTACAAAAAGAAGTCTGTCGCCCGGATTTATCCCTCTATAGTTAAATCCCCAAAAGAAATCAGAATTGGAAGCGTTCCATGTAGTGCCCGGAATAAACTCCTGGAAATTCATTCCACCAAATATGTATGCGTAGACAGTATCGAACCAGATAGTTTGCTCGTCATTCAGAAGAGCAATTTCTCTTTGAATAATGCCCATTACAGGTAAACCTGGGAAATAAGACAGAGCGGCCGTAATCGCCGCGCCCCCTGTTAGAGACGTAAACTTAAGAACAATTTTACCAGTCACGTAATCTACATAAGACCCAGCTGAAACACCTGATCCGGTTACTGAAAATGTCCCATCTCCATTATCTGAGAAAGTTGCTGAATCTGGAGCCGCAACAGTTATGTCCACAGATCCCGGCTGTAATTCTCCAGTGGCCTCAAGTGATAAAGTTGAAAAAATGTTAGTAATCGTAACCGTATTTGGAGGACCTGCCGCAGTATTTCCTAGGGACTGTCCTGTCAGCGCCCTTCGCAACCTTCCTAGAAATTTGTTTCCTTCCCTTTTCTTAACCCTTTCTCGCCACGTGTATGCGTTCTCCATTTTTTGCCACGCCCTATCAGGTAACAAAAATGGTTTTTTATTTGTCTGAAGTCCCGCGCTGTACCCAGTGATAAAAAACGGTTCTAAAGACATTAGTTTCCTATAGCAGTCCAATAAAAGTTTTGATTAGCACCAAAGGTTCCTAGGGACCGGCTCGCTGTAAACCCCGTAGACGTCACGTTCGTTACATCAAATGTGTTATTAAATCCAATTCCAGTGAGACTGACATTGAAACAAGCCGCAGTAAAATTCACGTTAGACGTCACAAATAGAACATTCACATTGCTCGCATTCCCTACAAAAGCTCCAATTCCCCACTGAATGATAACCCCTCCAGGAAGAAATGAGTAACCATTCACAGCAGCCTTCACTCCCGTATCCAACCTAGACATCTGAACATCTGATGCTCCAGATAGTTGACTTTCTTTTTGAAGAAAAAGCTGAGCGACACTTTGTGCCTGTTTTGCATAGAGAGCACATTCATCGACAGAAGTTGCTGGAGATGTTGATTGCTCCACGAATTCGGCAAGATTGTGCTTTCCTGCTCCTGATAAATTCACATCGATGTGGTTTGTGGCTATCGTTGATCGCAAAACAGCAAAGTTATTTCGAATTGGATCCTTAGTAAATCCTAGCGATTGACCCGTATTTGGGATACCTGGCGTAAATGTCATGGGCCTCCTGAACCTGTGCCACCAAATCCTGCTCCATAATTGAACTGGTTTTGATCCGCAAAAATTGTATTAATTCTTTGTTTTCCTAATTGAGCATAAGTTCTCGTATATGCCACTTCATATCGTTCGCTAAGCATCTTATCCATTAGCATTATCCCATCACTATCTAGACGGTCTTCAAATATCTTCTTGGCAGCGCCCATGGCAATGCACTCCCACCATTCAGATAATTCTGGGACTCCCGTTTGTGATGGAGCATTCATCAATGCCTGTGTTGGCTGCCTGTAGGCTGTAAGTTCGATGGTGTAGCCTTGATCCGGAACAGGACGAAGAGTAAATTGATTTTGAAAGAATAATATTGATAGTGGGATTGCTGGAGTTACTGGATTGTATTGGATTTGAATGTTAGCACCACCAGGCACCGATTGAGTAAATACAATATTTGTTATTGATCCTGTAGAATAGTTTATCGATCCTGAAAGACAATCTCCTATCAAATTTCCGAAACCATCATCAGTGACGTTTAAAGTGTCCCCGTTTGAGACATTAGTCGTGATGAGTATGTTCTGTACCCTAGAAGCAGGATAGTTGATTGCAGGGCCCGCTGTGTTAGCCGTTCCTCCGCCAGTGTAGGTTAATCCAGTAGAAGTTGCAGGAATTACTATGCTTGTTGTGGTCGCCGAAGTGATGGTGAACGTGAAACCGTTCAAAATTGCGCCCACTGTCCCTGTGATGCCAGAAAAAACAACTTGTTGGTTTGCTGAAAAGCTACTGGAAGCAAAGTTTATAGTTGTAAATCCAACCGAAGGAGAATCAACCACAATTCCAGCTATCAACTGCTCATAAAACGGAATGTTGTTGACAGATCTTATTATTGGAGTAGCTGAAGTTGTTCCTGAGTAAGGTCCAGCTGTTCCATTTCCTTGAGTAAAATTATTTTGGAACTGCCAATTGAAATTTACTCCATAAAAGCTCCAACAATCGTTAAAAAGGGCGATTTCCCTTTTTGCGCAGTAGCAAGGCTGCTCGATGGTAGTGTAATGTTCTGAATCAAAAGCATAGGTGTCTACGCCGTAGACTGTATTGAATGTATACTTATCCTTTAGCTTTAAACTTCTAAACTGAGATGGAAAATCATAGAGGTAGAAACTGTTTATGTAATCGGCTATCCCCACACTATTGGGGTTAGTAGGATCTGCGTAATTTGGCAATTGCAAAGGATCAGCAGATCCCGTTAGGCGCCTGATTTTCGCGAAGATGGCTGCTAGATTTACGATCGCCATTTTACCTCATGTAGGAACATTATCAAATGCATCCTGTAAATTTGTTTGCGCAGGATAAGTTCCCTGCAAAATTCCAGATCCCGCCGGAACAACCATTGCTGGCTGAGCTTGGCTAGTCGGCTCTATAAACACAAAAGGCGTATAATTCAGGCTGTTTATGGGCACAGTTATTGTATTACTAGTAGCTGACGTAACCGTCGTTTGCTGGTTATTCAGCTCTCTCATTCCGCTTGCAGAAGACACCCTGAATGAGACAATTTCTCCCGCAATAAAATCGCAATTGGCCGTGAACGTGACAACAGTTTGTTGCCCCTGGGAAATCGACAAAATGAAACTATACTGCGGAACAAAAGTACTCACACCATATCCATAGGGATGAATCTTGTACGGCTAGTTTTGCTAACGACATCCTTCCCTTGATCTGCGTTTTCTCTGATCATTCGGACTTTTTTGTAAACATTGTTCAGGTGTTTAGCAACGTCCATGGGGATTTCTACAGTCTCACCATGATAAATCTTCACGGTTCGAATGGGCTCTCCTGGATAGAATCTATAGCTAAAATCCAACCATCCACCTTGAGCATCTGTAAACTCAAAGATCCCTTTAATTAATTTCTCTCCAATCTTTTGGAGCTTTTTGATCTGCTCAGCAGATTTCGCTTTTGCTTCTGCTGACAGAGAGCAAATGTGTCTTGCTCTAGTTTCTTGTATGATCATCTTCTACCTTTTTGTTTATGTATTGCCATATGGCATTTTCTACAGACCCAAATCACTTCTAGAGGTTTTTCATAATCTGCGTGGTGACCATCTAGCGCCTTTTCTTCATTACAAATCTGACATCTATTAGGCTTTATAATATTCTCTCGCCTAAGAGCATCATTTAATTTCCTGTTCGCTATAATTTTTTTCTTGTCATATACATTTTGAAGATAAAACAACTTTGCTTGTTTTTGATCTTGAGAATTTCTGAAGGCTGCCCTTCTTAATTCCATTCTCTTTTCCCTATCCTCATCAGAAAGATTTTGTTGATAGATTTTTACTTTCTCTATCCTTTTCTTCCTGTTTTTTTCGTATGACTTCTTTTCTTGTTCTCTTTTTCTTGTCAGTTTCTCAGGATCTTCTAAACGGCTTCTCCTTTTTAAATTCTGACAATCGCTACAGATCGTCTGATATCCAGAAGATCTATTATTTCTTTTCCAAAACTTTTCTAACTCTTTATCTACTTCGCATTCCAAACACTTTTTCATAATAGCCTCGGTTTTTAAACGAGGCTATCATAACTAAGGAGCGCTTGGAAATCAAGCATTACTTAGGTTCCCGTAGTCTGCTTTCCACGCAGTCCATTGCATTGTTGCGCTATTAGCACCTACCACACTTGAACCGATGTACATGTAGTACTGGTTTCGGTTGTCAAACGCATCTTGGAGGTTTGTTCCAGGAGGCGATTGCGGCACAGTTGCACTACCATTTAAAGGAACGATCCCACTACCTGCTGGGAAGCAGAAAGGAGGTGATGCTTTTCCTACAGATCCAGCAGAAGTTGGATAACTGAATGCTGTATATCCAGTAGTGTTAATGTTTATTGTGATTGAGGATTCAGTAGCTGTATTAGTTACGACCAAAACCCTAGCTGCTCCACCAGGCTGTTTAGTTAAGAAAGTCAATTGGGTCATTCCATAGGTAGATGGGATGTTGAAATCCACGATCTCCCCAGGAGTGTAATCATTTGGCTTTGCAAAATAGACTTTTGCCTGAGTTGCTTGGCTGATGTACATAATCTGGCGCTCTCTTGGGTAGAACTGACCAGGAATGTATTTCAGAATTGTTGTGGTAGTAGCGTCAGCTGTGAAACTTACGCCCGCTGTAACTGCTGTAGCAATAAACCCAAGAGTGATACTTGAGTTAACCGATACTGCTGTGACTTGAGCAGTGATTCCACCAGCTTGTTGCATGCCGGTAGGATTGATCAATCGTACTGTGTCACCTACAGAAATGCTCCCTGTGTTAGCCATACTTACTACAAATGTAGTGTGGTTAATGGCTGTTGCAGCAAGACCTGCAAAAGTTGGAGGATTAGAAGGATTAATGAATGTAAATCCATTAGCTGTGCCAGTTCCACCATAGGTGTAATTTGACGCAGCAGCGGCAGAAATCTGTCCCAACTGTCTGTATGACCCTGCTGCCATGGTATTTGGATAAATCCAACTTTCCATAGCTGCTACGGCAGTATTTGCTGCGCCCCAATTAGTAATATCTCTGACCATGAAAAGATCTGGCGTATCACTTAAGGGTACAGTCGTCGGAAGAGCCGACGCAGCATTGACATAAGAGCCAGTGCCGATAAATGAAAAAGGTAACATATTGTGCCTCCTATATGCCTGTTGATCTTAAATTTTGAATCCACAGGTCATTGGTGATGCACTGTCCTTGATAGAACGAGCATCCCGCAGTGTGTCTCAACATACATGGGTCGTTGTTGTAGCCAGGAGGTAGGTAGATAAATCTAGCCTTGCCACCAGCTTGCCAAACGACTTTGTAAGATTCCTTAGCTGCCACAAAACAGTTGGCAATATCATTACCAAGTAATGAAGCGCTAGGAGTTACAGACCCTTGCTCTGAAATGAAGAAACGAACGTTGTCCACGCCGCCCCATTCCGCAGCCAAGGTTTTGTCTATATGGGGATATGCAAACTTTCTTACGAAACCAGCAATATTATTTAAAACTGGAATCATTCGAGTTGTAAGCATACAGCCATAAGAATCCCCGATAGGACTTGTGCCGAATTTCAGGTCAGCTTCAACGATACTTGTGATGTACTCACCAGAATTGTTTTGCAGAACTGTAACGACATCATCCACGTCAGAGATTGCCATTTCTGTAGGTAGGTCTCCGTCAGTACCGCCAACGCAGTTAATGACAGAAGCAGAAGATTCCAGTTGATCTCTTACTAGAGCATCTTGAGTTTCACGAAGCGCTTGTCCAAGACGAGCAGCAGCAGAGTTCAAAACTGGGTCTTCGTTAGTGATTGTAACCTGTCTAGTTAAGACTATGTAGGTTGCATACACGCGAACACGGCAATCCACGTCAACGCGATTAAGCTGTTGAGCAGGGGGATTAACTTGACTGTCGTCAAGTGGTACAGGGAATAAATCAAGACGATCATAACGTGACTGTCTATCAATGAACCCTTGGTTGTCTGGAAGCTCCACTGGAGTAGCGAAGAGCATGTGAACTAAATTATGCTCTGGCGTACTGAGAAGCTTCGCATTATAACGCTGCTGAATTTGAGGCGGCAGCGTAGATATGGAAACTGTCATTTAGTGCCTGTATGGGTTAATACCCACCAGCCTGATTCGCAAATCCGTACATCTCGCTTCTAAGTTCTTTCTTCATCGCATCCGTCATTGCAAAAGCTTGAGCCATAGGCCGTTTTTCGAAAGCCTGAGGAGTATTGATAGTTTTTTTGTTCTGCTCAATTTTCCTCTCCGTTTCGACTGCTCTTTTAGAAGGAGCTTTTGGAGCAAGCCCTTTAGCCTTGATATACTCGTAGGTTTGAACCGCTATCATATAAGGGTCATTACTACTAGCTATTGCGTTAGCAAGCCTGGGGTTTGTTTCATCTAAAATTGCTATCGTGTCAGGATTTACAACGTCGTCGAAATCAGGGAATTCCCGCTTCAGATCGTTCAGAAGAGAATTTTGCTTTTGGTGAGAATAGGTTTTTTTAACCTCTTCCAACTCCCTGCGAAATTCTTCTTTCTGTTGTTGCAGAGCTTGTGCCACTTTGTTTCCAGGAACGTATTCTTCCTGTGAAATTTCATGTATAAGATCTACTTTCTGTACGGGAGCTGCCTGAGGAGGTTGCTGCGTCATTACTCGCTGCAAAAGCTCTTCCTGCATCTTCACCTTTCTTTCTAAATCGCTATTAACTCGTCTAATTTCCCGCCAATTCCGATCTTGTCGGCTTTCTTCTTGGCTAGGTTCATTCGAGACATCCTGAGTGGTCTCTGTCGTAGGAGAGGCGACTTCCTGAGCTTCCTGCTCTACAGCCTGATTTTCGACTTCGTCCATGAATTTTCCTTTTTTTGCCTTGGTGAATGGCCAATGACACCGCGCACTATTGAGGCCAGTGGAGCCTTTCTCTGGACATTATTTAATAAAAGTTTTAAATCAAACAAAAAGTTTAGACGGTGGTTTAAAATGATTTGCCCTGAGTGTGAAAAGGAAAGAGACGAGAAAGATTTTTTTGTTAGTAAATCTGAATGCTATAAGTGCGTTTTCTCTAAGAAAATGAAGGATTTAAGAAATAAGAAATACGTTGGTCTTTGTAGAATATGCGGGGATAAATGCGAGAAAAAAAGATGGGTTTATTGCTCAGAAAATTGTTCTGCAATAGGGAAAAAGTCCCAGAAAGAAAGATATTGGACGCTAAACGTTAAATCTGTTTACTACTAAACTAATTTTGTGGAATTACCTCATCTTTCCATGATGGATTTGGAATCCACTTAAGTTTTTCGTCGTAATAGAACCCAAATGGGGTTAAATCTTCTTTCTTCCAAGCCTGTACTTGGTGGATATATTCCTTGATATACCCATCTGGATTCGCAAGAAGATTGTCCATCTCAGACCAATGCGGTAAGCACCAGCAGAATCGCAATTCTTGTGTCTTGGGATTCTTCCAGAATACTACTGTGTCATCTTCTGGATATGGTCTATAACCGAAATACAAGATCCTGCGTCGTATGGCTGTCTTCATCTGCCTGTCCTTCGACTCGTGAATCATTAGCCAGTATGGTTTTCCCTTGATATCGAAATTCTTGATTGCGTCGTTGATGTCCTCTACTAGGGATGTAGTAATCTCACGAGACATATCCCCAACTTCGATATAATCTTCGTGATTATTCATATTGGCATCGCGATAGATCTTGCCTACAGTATCGCGAGATTGATCGTATAGGGATTTAGTTCTGTCTAAGACTTTTTTAACAACATTGGGATCTTCATTCATTTTAAAGGCCGAGTTAAGTTTAACCCGACCTTAGCCAAACAAGAATTTATTTTCTAGAAGTTTTAGGCATATGCAATGTCATAGTTTGACCACTACGACGAAGTGCATTTTGCTCGATTGCTTCCTTAACATTTTGCCTGTGACTTTGTTGATTCATCGTCATAGGATTTGGATCAATCGGGCCCTTCTGTTCTTCTACCTTGCTACGAGATTTACTCATGAATAGCGCCCTTTATAGGATTGCTTTTCTACTTGTTTTGCTTCGCGCATCTTGAACGCATCTTGACGCTCAATATATTCATCTGTCTTGCTGAATCCACGTTCCGGGAACTGTGATTCTGAAGCTTGGTAGTCTTTAACATGAGGAGACATGTCCCCATTTACGTACCCAGCTTTGCCCATTTTTTCTTTCATATAGCCTGCTGTTGTTGTTCGGGTTGTTTGCCTGTCTCCCTAGTCTCAAGACTATGGAGGATATTCAGAGATTGCTCAATATGAGTTAAATCAATCCCCTGAAGTTCTTTAAGAGCTTTTAATACATTGAGCAAACCAGCAGTCTTTTCTTCTTCTGCACGTTGTATTCTCTCAACATTAACTGCTTTATCTGATTGTATCTTAGCCAAACGCTCTTTCGCAAGACCATCCTGCGATCGCGAATACGACATTTTAGTTTCGTTATCGACTTGAAGCTGCTGCATTTGAAGCTGAGCCATTTGAGACTGCTGTTCCGAAGCCGCCTTCTCGCGCTGTGTAATCTTTTCTAAAAGCTCCTCTTTGCCCTGAATATTCAATTTAGGAAGAATATCAGACCATTCGATAGGGGCTCCGATTTCTTTAGCATAAAGCAATTGCTGAGCCTCGAGCTGCTGTTGGGTTTCTGTTAAAACCCCTGTGGCCACCTTGCAACCGTACTTCATGAAAAGCTTGTTATCGAATTCGGACGTCGGTTCTTCTCCGATAATCTGTCTAATTTTCCCGAAGGTGTAGTTCTTCTGAGCCATCTCGATCGTCAGATCTCCGTCGAGCCTCTGGAACTCGTCAAACTGATCGAATAACGTCTGTAACCTAGTGATAGAGGCAGATTGCCGGATCATTGTAATTATTCCAGCCTTATCGTCGATCTCTTGCCCCATCATCTCAGGAGTAACCCCGGCGATCTCCATCATGTAATGCTTGAGAGTATCAACCATTTGAAGAAAGACAGGTGAGGGTGGGTCAATATGTAGCTTTTCAACCTTATCAAACATTCCAAGCTGAGTAGTGAGTACACGGCCGTTTCCTTGGTTTAGAGAGTCATCTGGTGTTACTAAAGCCCCCTTTTCCATTTTTATGCCAGATTGCTGGGCCTCAACCTGATCCATTCCATTAACTTGAAATCTATTAAAACAATATTGAGCATCTCTACAATCTCTTGCGATGCCACGAAACTTATAAGCGTAGTATGGAGTGTCTGGATTGAAGTAACCAAGACACGGAACTATAGGATAACGATCGATTCCATACGGATTGGGCTCATCTACCAGAACCCTGTCGTTGACTATGATCGTTCTGCGAACAGTAGGCTTCATTTGCTTTACTACAGTCAGTTTCTTGCGCATCTCTATGCCATCTTGCGGATCTTTCTTCCGCATCAAATCCCTCAACTGCTCATCGTCGCCATACCACTCTTGACACTCTTCCGATTCCTTATCCACTAAATATATAGCCTCACGCGAGGCTGCATAGAAATATTCATCCCAAGCAATCAAGTTTGGGAACTGAATTTGATAAACCTCAGGCATATAATAGAATTTATCATCTCTATAAGTCCCTGATGGTAGAGCCAGAAGCTCATCTCGGAAATTAGGATTTAAAGTAGCGGCTTCGTCTCGATCCAAGAACTGCCTTGTCCACCAGAAGCGGCAATCACTCATGTCATGTTTTCTAAAGTATGGATCATATAAGCATGAAGCCATGTCAACATATCTTTTTTTGATATCTCCCGAAATAACATCTTCAGATTTATCCAAATAAGAATATACAAATCCTAGTCCTTTAGTAAGAGCTCCCTTCTCAAATGCATCTGAATAAATTTGATATGTTCCAGTGTGATTCAATATATGGAACAAAACCTTTGTCATCTGATCAGCTGTCTTCTGAGCTCCATTTAACACAGGAACCACAGTAGAGGTTTTTCTATTCCTTCGCTGATATCCTGATGGAGTTTGAATCAGGCCGTTGGTAATGTTGAAATTAAAAGTCTTGCGCCTGTATGTAGCCACACCAGGAAATATCAGTCCCCACAGATCTTGATCTCCCATCACAAAGCGCTGGTCTAGATCACCCTGATACCACTGAGTTTGCAGAATATTGATGCAGTCACTATAATTTTTATTAATCTGCTGACGCAGATGAAGGTCTGTCGTTGTATCTGGCCAAAAGATGGGATCATTGTTCTTCAAGGTACACCTATTGTATACCTTCCTCTTATGTAAGAAAATTTATTTAATCAAACAATAAGTGTTACTTCCATTCTTAGTGACGTGCCCGTATAGTAGGAAGGAAAAGTAGGTGGAAAGTCGATTATCATTCCAGAATATCTACTTTCAATTTCCAGAACTCCAAATCTTCTTGCATCCCTGAGATTAAAGCCTCTTCCAATTCCTTGGTGTGATTAAGATCCATTGTTTCCCAGACATTTGAACAGAATTTAATGAAAGATTCTTTGTTATACCCAAGATCTCTACATTCTGTCGCGCTTTTTAGAGCGTCATAAAACATGAAACTAATTTTTGGAATAGAATCTTTTTCGTACATAAAACAATGGTCCTCAGTTGTCGTATTTTATGAACAAAACTATCACTATTGATGATGCGACTAGAAACCAAAACCAATCAGACATTATTACCCGAAAAAATTCCTAAGAGCATTAAAATTAAATTCCATGTTAGGCTATTTTATAAATCTTTCTATTACGTATAGACCAGGAGCAACGCGTGATTTTATTGCGTTACAAGCACAGTTTGTCATAATTATAAAGCACAAACCGCTGACTAAAAAGAAAACAACTGTCATTATCCAAACTTTTTCACAATTATCATACATACTTTTCTTTACGAAGGTCTTCGCCTTTTGAAAAGTAATAAATGATAAGCATAAAAACAAAGACATAACAATAAACATGGAAATAGATGATATCACATTGGAATAAAATCCATAATCAGCTACTTCTCTAACAAATCCTGGCACTTCATCGTTCACTACTGACCCCATATTTGAGAGCCATTCAACAATTTTAGAGTATAATTCTTCTTTTTCCATTACTGCCCAAAAAAATTCCTAAGAGCTTTGTAATCATTTTCAAGAGATCCGCTTGCAGAAGTAACGCGCTTGACCCCAGCCGCCAGATATCTCATGGCATCGGAGCAATGAGAACAATCGTCGTGCACTGGCTCGCTCGTCCATCCACCGAAGGAGTTATTCCACTTCTTCTTATAATTCTCAAGCATTTTTAGTCCTTCGAAGCATTTCGTTTTGTCGAACCAGCACTTTGATAACGTTGTCTTAACGAGATTAACGCCCTGCAAAAAACTATGAGGCTCAAGAACGACACCAGTGAGGCCCAGCGGTCTAGCTTGATCGACGAAAGTAATGCCGCTGCGATCCCTAGCACCAGCATCGTGAGGCCATATGTGAATACCATAATTGTACCCCTTGGACTTAAGCAAAATGGAAACCTGATCTAACGGTGTGTTATTTTTTTGCCAAAAGTCAATGATATTGATATCGTCTGATCTATTTACTTGAAAGAACCAGATAGCCATAGAGTCCGCCTGTCCTAGGTCCCAGGCAGTGTGACAGGGAATTGCTCTATCATAAGATACGTTTGTGATATGCCCGGTATCGTAAAGTTCCTTTATATTGCTGGCATACCAATATCCATCCTGTGAAGCGGAGAAGGCTTCTTCCGGAGTGGAAGGATACTCCCGGCTCATGAACTCGCCTTGAGTTTCCTTTTTTTTCGAGTACCACCACTTTTGCGGATCTGTTAGTTTTACCCCATCTAGTTCTAACTTATCGAAATACTCCTTAAGATCTTGGTTCATTTACTGTATATCCGTGTTCTTTCAAAAAACTTATACATTCTTTAATCTGGTTCTCTGTTGAATATCTAAATTCCATAGCTTTAATGCTGTTTTTGCTAATCGTTATCCATTGACAATTTTCTGGACAATAATCTTTATTGGAATTAATTCGATCGATGCAAAGCTTGTCTTTTCTGCAACAATTTTTTTGGTACATCCAACCATTCTTTTCTGACCATTGAATGAATTTTATGGGAAATCTCATCCATTCTTCGTAAACTTTTATTCCTTTTCCTCCGTACCATTTGAAAGACTTCTCTGAAGGATTGGTGCATCTATCAATCATCCTTTGTAAAACATTTTTAAGGGGGTGTTTATTAGGGCCACAAGAACATTTTAGATATTTTCCTTTTCTTAAGTTAGATATTTCCACATCAAATTCTGTTCCGCAATCGCATTGAACCAAATAAGTTGTGGTATGTAATCTTACATCGTGTATTCGTTTTAAAACATTGATTGAACCTATTCTTTTCCCCGAATAATCAATAAAATTAACAGGAGTTTTACCTGTAAACATTCTTTTAGCGCAGATCGCCATCATCTTTTTTTTTAAACACCCACAACTTGAAGTGTTCCCAGATTTTACGTTCCACCAGTCTAATCGCTTTTCAACCCCACAATCGCAACGACAAAGAATCTTATCGTTTTTGTCCCACTTCTCTTCTAATAATGTAAGATTTCCATATTTCATGGATTCATTCTAGCAGATCGCCATTTTTCCTTCCTAGGGAATACGAATTTTCCTTCCACCAGGGAAGAAAAAACGGCTTAAAATCCATATTTCCATATGGCTTTCCAGAAAGATGATGTTCCCAAGCCTTTTGCCACAGGTCGTGAAAGAACCCATCTTTTCCCTCGGCGGTGCTCTCGATAAATATATGCTGACCCACATGGACCGTGTTTAACGACCCAGAGATTATTTCATTAGCCCTTTCAGGGTAACGTGCACATATCTTCCCGAATTCTGATATATGTAAGTATTGAAGTGTCGACGAACGCAACGATGTACCGACTCGGATAGTGCTTCCATGGGAAAAAGAGAGTTCCTTTGCTGAATCTCCAATGGGTCTAAATAGCTTTCGTAGGTTGGGATGCAGATTGTCAAATGCGAACTTAAGCTTGTCTTTGAAGATGTTGGAAGCGTCGTCCAAAGTTTGCGCGATAACACCACATTGTGTGTTTTCCTTCCACAGAACCTTATCAAGAAGAAAGATACAGTAGAAGGTTGTAATCCCGAGCTGACGTGCTTTGAGCACGATGTTATATTCATGCATTTCCTCGTACAGTATTTTTTGTGCCCAGTTTAGACTAAATTTCTGCTTCTTCCCCTGTGAGTTCTTGATGAAGTACAGATTGTTCATCCGAAACGTCTGAGAGCTTAATTCCTCTCGAGAGTAAGGCAGATTCAAGTTTTTCGAATTTCTCTGATAAGCAGATGATAGTTCTTGCTTCAGATCCCTCATCATCGTCTCGCTTTCCTTGTCCAAGCCACTCCTTTCCAAGTAGTGTTAACATTTGATTGCTGCCGCGCATAGCCGACTGAAATTGCTTCAGCTTGACCATTCCCAATCCCCCTGGTCTCCTATTGGGGAGATACTCGGAGAAAGTAACCCCTTTTTCAATCGTAAATCTGTCATAAAAAGTGTCGGTACAAACTCCCAGTGCACCCGAAATTTCTCTTCCATTGCATCCAGACAGTATCATATTTTCAACCAACTTCCAGTCGATTGGAATTACAGGCCTATACGGTTGTCTTTTCTTACCTGGATTTTTTTTTCTCGGCACTATTATTTTTTACCTTTAGTTTTTTATACTTCATCTGGTTCTGTTCTCTCTATATATCCGGGACTAAACGGATTTGCACAATACACCCTGCATAAAACTGGAATGTCTTGCGCCGCTCTAGATTGGACAATGATATCCGCTCCCTCTAGTATGTTCAAAGCGTCCGTCTTTGTTAACTCTACAATAACATATGTTGTGTTAGTCGCATTAACTATCATTTTTTCTTTTTCCTTATTTTCTGTCCACATGAACTACAAGTTTCTTCTTCAGGCTTTTCTTTTTCTCCTTCTTCCTCTTCTTCTAAAAGAATTCCCAGATCATCAGCTGTAAATCCCCATTCAGCCAAATCATGGAGATCGAACGAATTAGATAGAACATCCTCATCCCACTCGCCTTTGTTCTTGTTACTTCGTATGAGATATTCTCTCATTTCTTCTAAAGATAGTTGTCGGCTAGGGACGCGCACATCTATTTCGTGCTTTCCCCATCCTAACTGAAGCATCGCCTTAACCCGCATGTGTCCAGCAATGATAGTATTATCTGGCTGAATTGCCACTGTTTCGGCGTAATCGAATTTCTCTAGAGATCTCTTGAGATGAGCAAGTTGGTCTTTTTTGATCTGCCGTGGATTATCGGCATAGGGAATCAGAGATTTTACAATTCTCTTTTCATTGTGCCATGTAATTTTTTCCATTTATCCTTGGATGATTGAGATGGTAATTTCGGCCGAAGACACTATGACAATAACCGCCATTACTACCATGGAAAGAAAAGTAAAAACATCTACTACTTTTTGGGCTTTCCTGGAGCGGATACAGGCGGCTTTCCTTGGGGTGGCTTTTGGGATGGCTTTGAAGGGCATGACATACATCTACCTTTTTTTGTTTTTTTCTAGTTTATGAAGCTTTTTAATTTCAGGATCACGGACGCGCTCGTCGTAATTAGCAAGTTTCATATTAGAGCGTTCAGCCTTCTTAAGAATCTTCTCAGCCTTTCGAATCGGCTTAGTAACCTGAGAGCGCATCTTCTTGTCCATACCTGGGTCCTATTTTTTCTTCTTGGATGGCATAGCTGATTTAGCTTTTGCGTGATGTTTTTTTGGCATAGAGTGCATGTGAGGCATTTCATGCTCCTCATGGTGTTTCATCATTTTTTTCTTGCTGGATGCTTGTTTTTTTGCGTGCATATAATTTCCTTGTGGTGATTCACATGGTTTTTACATAGCAAATATTTATTATTATGGGATAGTGAAATTTGTCATATTTTTAGTTTTTAGATTCTGCACTCTTGAAAATTCCTCGATCTATCCGATTTTTATAGATGGGAAACTTCTTCAAAAATTCAATTGTATTTTCTTCGTGAACGTACCAGAAGATATTTAAAACATCGACTTTATAAACACAATTTTTTCTAAATTCTCTATCCTGACGGCAGTATCTAGATATAGATTGCGGAGAGACGAAAATGTACTTACTACAAAATGAAACGATGCTAATATATCCAGGCGGAATAATACCTAGAAGGAGATCTGGGCATTCTGGTTGGACTTCCTTTAGTCCTTCTTTATCAAGAATGTACTCGGCTATTGCTATAAGAAGAGAGTCTGATTTACCTAATGGACTACAAGCATTAGCGTAGTATACTCTTAAACAGTCGATTTTTTTTCTGATTTCTGGTAATCGATATGTATTATTCATTTGTAACCTCAGGTTGAAGGCTACACATGACACTTTTGGTTTTTTTGGACAACTAAATTTTCTAGTTCATAATAATTTCTTCAAATCTAATCGACAGTGAGGATAGTTGGAAAGGGGTTCAAAAACGGTATTGTTCTTCTTTCGATTGATTTCTTTAGGAAGCCATTGAAGATTTTCTAAAGAATGTTGACCATGTTTAGAAATAGGAATGATATGATCGATTTCATGTCCACTAGGACAATCCTCGTAGAACTTCTTCATTAATAATTTTTCATCTTCAGAACTTATTGCAGAATGAATTGAAGATCGTTTTTTGATTCTGTATAGAGAACGTCCTATTTTTGTAGAAGATCGTGAATTTTCACGTTTACGAAATTCTTGATGAATCTTTTTCACAATTGGTTCATATTCTTGATCGACACTTTTCATGTCTCCAAAAAAATTAAACCTTGGATCAGAAATTATTTTAAAATAAGGTTTTAAAGGAGAAAACTTTTCTTCAATTTTTGCTTTGAAAAAAGAAAGTTTTTCTTGTCTTTCTTTAAAGAGGCTTTTCTGTTCCTCGACCCAAAAACTCTTTATCACACACCGAAAATCCATAATGTGCATTATCAGACGTTCCCCTATTAATTACTTCTTTAGCTATTGATTGTGAACACTTTAACTTTCTCATCAAATACGATTCCGAGGTTTTTCCGTATTTTAGCACTGCTTCCCTGCATATTTGAGAAGCATAAGCATAAAAGGAGTTAGAATTTGGCTCGAGTGCTAATTTTTTAGTCATTTTTACCAAAAACTGTGAATCTTAATTTTCTAATTTTATATTTCACTTTCCGGGAACTTTGGAGAAAGTGAATCCCCTTCTTTCATCGGCCGGCTTCCACCACTTATATCCATTTTTAGAAAAATGCTTCACAAGAAGTTTTAGATCACTGGTTGAAATCGACGGACTAGGAATCACACAGACCTCTGATTCATCGTCGGAGTATTGAACCTTGTACTCTTTTTTCATTTTCCTACCAAAGGAAACTTAAGGTCTGGAGATATGGTGCTCGTTGGCTCTTGGGTTTCCGTTATGTCATCTTCAGCGTTCTTACCTTTCGAGGATAAAAATAACAATTCCTTCATCAGAATAGTCACCAAAACATGGCATTATTTCCCCACTAATGGAATTTGAATATCGGGCGACACCGTATTCGTTGGCGATTGAGTTTCTGTTATGTCGTCCGTGGAACCCCCAGAGGCATGGCTCATGACCACGCTATAGGTGCAGCCTGAAAACAAAACGATGAACCCAAAGAACACCACTATCATACACGCTATTGCAGTTACCCATCCACAAACAAAAATAAACTTGTCTCTCATGGATCTAACCTACATCTACATATAATCTTGACTTCGCTTTTTTAGGTCCAGGAATTTTAGCTCCTGTCTTACGGGCCTCGCTGAGCGCTATCGCCGTAGCTTGAGGTTTAGATTTAACGACGGGGCCTTTTTTTGATCCGCTGTGCAGTTTTCCAGCCGCAAACTCATGAAACACCTTCTCGATCTTATTCTTCCCAGCTTTCTTCTTCATAATCGTCCTCCCAGACATTTCTCATGCGCACGCCCACGAAACATCGTTTCTTGCCAAGCATGCTGTGGCCGTCAACCATCTCTCCGTACTTCATTCTTTCTAATTCTTTTGCAGAAACGATAATGTCCGCATATGCTGAACCCTCAATCATTTCTATTAAAATCTGCATTTATCTTCCTATATTCGTCTAATGTGTAAATTTTCATAAAAATACACCCTTTATCACGATATAGCTTTTCAGACGTTATTTTTACAACATAACGATCATCTTTTATGACAATATTCTTTAAACAGTCTTCGTAGAATTTCTGAAGATTTGTGCAATCACAGTTTGTCGGTAGTATTTCTCCGTCCAACATTCTTTGTTTGTTTTTTTTTGAAGTGGAATTTGGAATTGGAAACGCAAATATTAATTGGATGACTATATATCCATCCAGAACATCGCCCCTGTAGGCGGACTTGATCTGCCACCGGGTAAAATCTCTTTCTTTTGCTCTGGGGTTGAATGCGCCCCTACTAGATATTCTCGCCGCTGTCCACGGGACAGGAGTGTTTGGGATTTCTAACTGAATCATTTTTGTTGTGTCTATGATAGTAGGACAAAAGGTCGTCTATCGTCACCTTCCCCTTTGTGTATGTCTCTATCATCCTACCGATTTCCAGTGAAGGCTTTCTTGTGCCGGCTATGTAATTACTGATTGCGCCGGGAGAGATCCCAAGGGAATTGGCGAATTCTTTCTGATCAAAGTTCCTGCTTTCAATAAATAACTTCAAGTCCATATTACGCCTATTTTTATGAGCGTATCTTAACAAATGTTAACAATTTTACCAGAACACAATCTTTATTTTAATTCACAAACGTGTTGCAAAAAACAAATCCACGCAGATATACTGTGAATCGTTTTAGGAAAAACTCATGGAGCTTTAGTAAGATTCTGTGAATACGTGAAAGTGGCTCCTGCTGAGTCTAGCAACAGGAGCCATGGAATACCAACGACAAACATAAGGTGTGTTATGTATGACGGGAAAGATCGTAAAACAAATTTCGATTTGTGTACACAAAAAGAAATTAAATTCCAGATTGACGAAGCATCCTATCACCTGGAAGGACTTCGTCTTGCCCTAAAAGAAGCCTCCTACCACTACAAAAAATCTATCTATCACGATTTGTTACTGCAAGAAATAAAAGAAAAAATTAAATAGGTGTGTATGAATTGGGAATATGAGCCTGAACCAGATGAGATAAAAGAATGGGAAGATGAGATGAAGGCGTCTTATCTCGCCTATCTAGTGTTTTGCAAACACGACGATGACCACATTTCATTTTATGATTTCAGAAAACAAGCTTTAAAAGATCTAGAAAGCCACTTCGATGGACTGGACGAACAAGACTATAGGGAGATGATATTATGAGCATTTCAAATGTACCAAACGGTCAGATCCAGGTATTTGACATAGAATCTAAAAAGGACCTTCTCAAGAGAACCATATGCAAAGGAAGTAGCGACGAAGAGTTTGAGCTTTTCATGATGGCTTGCAAGAGAACTGGCCTAGATCCTTTTATGAAGCAAATTTATGCAGTCAAAAGATGGTCTAGTTCAGACAAGAAAGAAGTCATGTCGATGCAAACATCCATTGACGGATTTAGACTCATTGCCGAAAGGACTGGAAACTATGCGCCAGGAAGAGAGACCACATTTTGCTATGATGAAACAAAGCAGCTGATATCAGCGACCTCGTATGTGAAAAAAAGAACCCACGACGGAACTTGGCATGAAATTGGATCTAGTGCCTACTTTGAAGAATACGCTCAAAGGACGAAAGATGGAAATGTGACTCAGTTTTGGAAGAAAATGCCACACGTCATGCTAGCCAAGTGCGCCGAGTCACTCGCACTAAGAAAAGCATTCCCTGCTGACCTTTCCGGAATATACACAGCGGAAGAAATGACCCAGTCTGACCCCGTATCCGAGCAAAAAGAGCTTACAGAGGAGCAATGTGCAAGAATCGACTCATTGATGGTTCAAGTACAAGACGAAGAGTATCTTGATAAGCTAGAAAAACACCTGAACGTTTCCAGTATCTATAATATTGCCCCTAGGGATTTTGAAAGAACAATACGATCTCTGGAAAAAAGAGCCTCCTCAAACCAAGAAAAAAAGGGAACATTAGATGGATCAGCAAGCGTGGCTTGAGTGGAGAAGAAGCGGGATAGGATCATCTGACGCTCCTATAATAATGGGAGTTTCTCCCTGGAGAACGCCACTAGAACTGTGGGAAGAAAAGGTTTTTGGATACAAAGAAATGAAAGAAAACCCCGCCATGACGCGGGGGAAGGAACTTGAGGAGGTTGCAAGAAGAGACTTCGAGCTTCTCATGGACATAAGCCTGTTCCCCTCTAACATAGTACACGAAGAGCATGAATGGATAAGGGCCTCTCTCGATGGAATAGATATAGACGGAAAGGTGATGGTAGAAATCAAGTGGCCCAATAGAGAAGACCATGAATTGGCCAAGAATGGCAATGTTCCAGAAAAATACACCCCACAAGTTCAGCACCAGCTATTTGTTAAGAATTTAGATGGAATGTTTTATTACAGCTGCCACGGATCTGACAGACAGGTAGTGGAGGTTGAGAGAAACGAAGACTACATAAAAGAAATGATGGAAAGACACATCTCCTTCTGGGACAGAGTCGTTAAAAAGACGCCACCAGAACTAACAGACAGGGACCACATTTGTTTTGAAGGGGACGACCGATGGATTCAGCTTGCCAGTGAATGGAAAGAATCAAAGCATGAGCTTGAAAAACTAACATCTTTGGTTGAAGAATTTAGAAAAGAAATGATCGAATATTCACAAAGCAGAAATGCGAAAGGTTGTGGAGTAAAGATGAGCAAGTCTATATGTCCGGGAGCCGTAGACCACAAAAGAGCCCTGGATGACTACGAAGAAAAGATAAAGGCACTTTATCCCAACATAGATCTGCCCCCCTTGGACTTGGAACTATATAGGAAAGAGCCGTTTACTAGGTGGTCGATTCGTAAAGACTAAAAACGACCCCGCCTTCTCTTGGAACGGTTACTTTTTCCTCGACAAGACGGTCTAGCTTTTTGCTTAGCTCCAGGAGGATATACTCAACCTCGTTGTATCTAGCAAAGAGACCACGGATTGAGTTGGTAGTCTTTTTTTTAAATTCCTCATGCTCTAAAGCCTGCAATTGAACTTTTTCGTTTATAAAAAGATCTAGTTGGATGGGTTTTGCCGACATAATGACCTCATACTTACAGAATATTAGAATTATATTCCTAAAGAGAAAAACCCTATCAGATTTTTATAATTTGATGCAAATGGTTTTTTTTTATAGCCTTAGGTAAAAAAAAGAGCCCCGAGTATTATTCGGGGCCCAACTTTGGAGCGCCAGCTGAAGACTGGACTTGATAAAAACCACTATCGTTCTCTAAGGAACGTCATCGATTCTACTGATTGATGATTTAATCGCAAGATAAAATAGTCTGGTTTTTTTTAAAAGTCTTTTTCAACGCCTGGCGCTCCTACAATTAAAATAAGGAGTTGTCCAATGTCAATCGTTCGCACCGTACACAACAAAGAAAATCCATTTGTCCAAATCAACAAAAAGGCTCTCTGGGACAAAGAATTGTCTTTAGAGGCTGTTGGTTTATGGGCGCGATTATTATCCCGACCAGATGACTGGATCGTCAGAGTCAATGAAATCTCTAAGTCCTGCAAGTGCGGCAAGGACAGAATATTTAGAATATTAAATGAATTAATTGATAAAGGGTATGCTTTTAGGAGGCAAGTGAAAATCAATGGAAGATTTTCTTGTCTAGAAACCTATGTGTTTGAATTTAAGATGACTAAGGATGAGATTAAAGAAATGTTTCCGGAACGGGATTTTCCAGTTACGGAACCCTCGATCACGGAGATCACCCCCCCTACTAATATAGACTCTACTAATCCTTCTTCACTACGTTCAGAAGTAAAAAGAAGAAAGAATAAGAAAGCGCCCGCGGCGCCTCCCATTCTCCTAAATCAAGAAACCAAGAAATTCGAAGGGATAACTCCCGAAGACATAAAAAGATGGCAAGATACCTTTCCGGCCGTAAACGTTCGTAAAGAGTTACAGGAATGCCTACTTTGGGCTTTAAGAACCTCAAGAACGAACTACCGAGGGTCGATTGACGCTTGGATGCGTAATGTGAACACAACCCACACAACGCCGTTTAAAGAAGAAATAAGGCCATCCGAGGTTGTCCCCGAGGGAGAAGTCTCTAAAAACAAAAAACAAGCCGCTGTTTGGGAGAAATGTTATGTCCAAACCCAACACACTGCTATTTATGCCTTTCCAGACAAAATTACATTCGTACTGCCTAACAACGAGACCTTTTCAGTAGAATATTCCCATGTCAACAAGGAGTTTTTAAAATTATGTATACCAGCAATAAAGAGAATGAATCTTCCGTTTTAGAAGTTAAAAAAGAATTAGAGATCGAGATTGGTAGTTTCCACATTTCAGATGAATCTTATGCCGTTTCTGTCGATGTCCGCTTTACTGAATGGTCGATGACAATATTAGGATTTCAAGTATTTTATAGTATTAATGATGATAAAATTAATGTAGAAATTCCTGAGAATTTTTGCCCGTCCACTATGAGAGAATTTAAAACTCTTCACTTTGATAAAACTTCGAATTGGATTCAAATAAAAGAATATATAGAAGAGGAGGTGAGAGACAGAAAATGGCTCATGGACTATTTAACACATAGATAGCAGTAATGAACTTCGACTGGAAATATTTTAAAAACTCCGCCCCAAGAAACAAAAGTAAAATTTTAGTTGAAGACCACGAAGGAAATATTGGGATTGGGATTTACAGGAGCGGTGCCTTCGAAAACCTTAGTGGGTTTCCTATAGGATTCCCCTTGAAGTGGATGAAATTAATCATTATAGTGGAGAAAGAAAATGGAGAGTACACTGCCGCCCGGGCGTTCACCATGGACATGGAACCCATTGATGTGTATTCTTTTTATGACTTTAACGATCCAATCTAAATGGAGAAAGTATGCTAGCTAAATTTTATAGAACGTGGATTATGATGAGATTCTTTGCCATCGCCTCTGCTGTGGTTGTTATGACGTTCGTGATGATAAGAGCAAACTGCATGACCGCCGAGATGGACTACCGAGGTCCAGGCAGTGAGATGGAGGCCTCAGAAAGACACTATAAAGACGAAGATAATAGGGAAGCCTCTGAAAGATGCGGGTCTGATCGAGAAAGATCCGAGGATAGAGAGAAAGCTGGCGACTATTACGACGACCATAGCGCTTAATGGAAAAAGAAAAGGTAATAAAGTCCTCAAAGGTTATATTAACGACCATACTTGTGTGTATTTTTTTATTTCTTTGTTATAGTCTTTATAAGAAAAACAAAGAACAGGAAGAGATCACGCCTCTACAGAAAGAGGTAAAAGAGTTCTTGGCTAAATGGAGAGAATGCTGCTAAGATTTACGCTCTATAAAGGCGCAAACTTTAAGCAGAGGTACTCCAATGGTTGATATTTTCCAATACGTAGACAGCATTCCACAGGCTGACTATGTTCGTTTTTGGGATGGGTTTTACTTCAAGAATCAAGATGACACAGACGCCCTGTGGATGCTTTGGTACAATAAGACTTATCAAGAGTGGAGGGATGGGCTGCCTAAGAAAATAGTACAGTATTTGCCAAAATGCACTACATAAAAACATACCAACCGCATCTGGTATTATGACCGTTAGGATCTCTGCCTTTATGAACACAGGACTATGCACTACATAAGTAAAATCCAGATATAACAAATGCTGAAGTGTTTGAGAATGCTGTGTTTGAAAGAAGGCTTACCCCTGATGCCGTTGTTACATTTACCATTTCCCCGGTTGTTGTTCCTGATAAGAATAGAGATTCAACGTAATTTCCTGCGAAAGTTATGCTAGTGCACTCCGTTACAGCCCTAGGGGAGTTTCCTGCGACAGTAAATGGAAGTCCAGTAAATGTCATAGTACCTGTTTGAGAGCCCTTGCTTGTTAATATAATATTTATTATTACAAAAACAACGTTTGCTATTCTAGTGTAGTTTGCAGACTGAGTTGAATATGTTATTCCGGTAGATGAACCCCCAAACGCTATTGCGGGAGTAAATGTTCCACCATTTACCTGGGTTTGTGTCGTTGCGTTTATTGTCTGAGACGACCCTGGAAAATCTATTAATCCATATTTAGCTGTTCCTGCTCCTGTAACCGCGTTTGTGTTCGAGCAGGTAAGAGAACAATGAGTTATTACTACTGTTGTTCCTGTTCCAATTGAAACACAAGATGCTGTTCCCGTTCCAAGATTAGATAAATTTATGAAAGACTGTCCGGTTCCAGCTGTGGTTAAAATAGTTGTATTTATGGGACTAGAATCCATTTGACACAGCACAAACGTGTATGCACCAGTGCTAGAGGTTGACATCGCAAACCTTAGCGCGCTGTGAGTAATAATGTGACCAAGCGTGCTTGTTGTTGACGCCGTAGTGGAGAGTCCTGTATTAAGCAGAGTAGAGCTCATCACGGTCATGACACCAGACGCGGTTATGGTCCAATAAGCTATTCCTGTAGTTCCTAGGTTTCCTGTGCAATTTGTTATGTTTATTGCCGAAGATGCACTAGAAGAGCTAAAAGTTATTCCAGTGTTATTTGTGCAATTTAAAAAGCAGTTATTAAGGTTAACTACTGAGGCTAGAGTGCCCGTAACCGCCAAAAGTGCTGCGCTGTTTGTCTGAAGCTGTATTCCAGATATTGTAACGCTTCCTGCTGTAGTAAGCGTGCATGTTCCGGAAATTATTACATCTCCAGTCGCATTAAGTGAGCTATCCGAACCAAATGCCGTTAAGTTTACACCAGCCTTTAGTGTTGGGTTCTCTGTATACGTTCCTGGACGTATAAATATTGTGTCTCCCGAAGAAGCAGCTGTTAACGCTGCGGCTATTGTTGTGTGGGTTCCTTGGCCGGCGGTAGCAGAGACTATCCATTTAGCTGTGTTAAAGCCGCTGACTGGGGCAATTGACATAGAATTTCCTATTTAAAATTATGTTTTGTTCCACGCACCAACAAATGACACTGCGTTCCACTGTGTGTTTGTACTATCGTAAACAAGAGTGCAGGCATCGCCAGTGGCAGTGTTCGCTTGAGTGCCAGCAGCTGTAGAAAGGTTTGATGATATTTGTATGGCCTGACCAGTATTTCCTGTTATCGTTACAGTGAAAGCCCCCTGAACGAAGAATGCGATAGTATCTCCAATAGATGGCGCCGCCGGGAGTGTTGCCACAGCATTTCCTGTTATAAAATATCCGTTGCTTACAGCGGCATTAAAGTTTGTGCTTTTCACAGACCAAGTCAGCCCCTCTCCTGATGCGGCTATTGTTATGGAATTTGCGCCGTTTGTTATTGAAATTCCAGTTCCTGCCGTCAAGGTTGCAGCAGCAGGAGCTCCAGCTCCAGAGCCAATGATCAACTGACCATTAGAAGCCAGTGCAGTTATTACTGGAATCCCTGATGTTCCTGTGGTCAGCACTCCGTTATTCGCTGTTGCGAGACCACCTACAACGTTGGCAGATGAAGAATATAGTATTTGATTGATTGTAGTGGTAGATGGATAAGTAGCTGTCGACCATGTAGGATCTGCGGTTGTGTTTGTTTGGAGGACTTGACCAGTTGTTCCTGCTCCAAGCTGAGTTAGCGTTGCTGTTCCTGCACCTATCTGGATTGCGTGATTTGTTAATCCAGTAAGCTGAACAGTTTCTGTGTTAGCGCTTCCAGCTACCGTAATGCTACCGGTACCTAAAATATTAAAATTTCCAGCTGACGGAGATTCGGCTCCCCCAGTATTACCAGTGATCGTTTTAATTGTTGTGCTTCCACCTGCAACCTGTAGACTTAGCGTGTTTGCACCAGTGGTGAAGGAGATGGAACTATCGGAGCTTGTAAGCGTAGCAAATGCTGGATCTGCTGTTGTAGCTCCGATTAAAACCTGTCCATTTGTTCCTACTGATAATTGAGTAAGAGTAGCTGTCCCAGCTCCTACTTGAACTGAATGATTGGTAAGACCAGTCAACTGTGTGGTTAATGTACTTCCAGATCCTGCAATGGTAATGCTTCCGGTTCCTAGAGTATTTATGTTACCAGCAGCTGGAGAAATTGCGCCTCCACTATTGCCAGTCAATGTGTTCAAAATTCCTGTTCCAGAAGTGGAAACGAAACCATTTGCATCTACGGAAAATTGAGCAGAGTTGAAGTTTGACAGACCAATCTTTGTAGCGTCCGTGGCAGCTATTGCTTGAGATTTTTGCACGTTCAAAGTGAGAGTGCTTCCCGCTCCTGATGATGTCACAGGAGAAGTTCCCGCAGCAGTACTTGCTCCAAATATATTCCAATTGCCAGCAGTCGGAGACAATGCTCCACCAGACTGACCTGTAATAGTTTTTCCTACTGTAGTTCCGCCGCTTACTTGTAAAGTCAGAGTATTTGGCCCAGCAGTAAAAGTAATTGACCCGTCAGGACTGGTTAGTGTCCCGAATGCAGGGTCTGATGCATTAGAGCCTATGATTACCTGTCCATTTGATCCAACTGGCATTTGAGTCAAAGTCGCAGACCCAGCGCCAATCTGGACTGAATGATTTGTAAGCCCTGTTAATTGTGTTGTTAGGGTATTTCCAGCCCCAGAGATCGTTATACTTCCCGTTCCAACGGTATTAATGTTATTAGCTATTGCAGAAATAGCTCCGCCTGAATTTCCAGTCAGGGTCAGATTAGAAGGGGCTCCTGTAAACGAGATGGTAACTGTGTTCCCAGATCCTGATGTAGATATCCCGGTTCCCCCAATGATGTTTAACTCATTAAGAGCCGGCGTCGCAGTCCCAGTATTCTCTACAAATAGGATAGGAATCGCAGGATGACTCGATACAATATCTAATATTCCTTCCTGGCTCATGACTTGATTTTCTCTAGTATTTCGTTCATTTTTCTATTAAGAATCTTTATCTCAACTCCTATCCTTTCTGCAATTTCTTTAGACTGTAAGGAAATTGAAATAGCCTCTGAACTTTGTTTTGAAATTTTTTCATGAGACAATATAACTTCAGAAAAAGGAACGCACATTGTTTTGTCTATTCTATTTAAATGACCACTTAACTCTGTTTTTTGATTTTTCTGTTCGTTTTTTATTTTTTCCAATTCACAAGGAATTTCGATGAAATCGAACATGGTTCTGAATTCTTTTAATAACAAAGAAAGAGACCATTGGTTTTTGGAAATATCAGTAATACTTTCTTGTATTTTAGTATTTTCCATCCCATGATCATTTAATATTGAGTTAACTCGATTTATTTGTGATAAAATTGACTTTAAATCATCAGAAAACTCTGAATTTAGCTGAGATTGATTGTTTTTGAATTCTTCTTGTCTAGAAATGAATTCACACTTTTTGCAGCAGTCTGCAACGAGAATTTTCATCTCACAAATATTCTTGCTTAACGAGTCTATTTCTACTTTGTGTTCACTGTTTCTTTTTTTAAGATCGAATATCTGTTTTTCAAGCATTATTCTCCCCAGAGACATTCTATGTAGACAGATCCTTTTGAGGGAACTGTGCTTTGTCTTACATAAAATTGAGTGTTAACAGCGAATGCCCATATAGTGTCTATTGTCAGTCTATTAGTAGTTATGTCAAATAACTTGAATGACCCTGCTGGAAGAAACAGTTTATCGCTTATTCCATCGTCACTAAAAAACATGTCGCCATCTGTGGCATTAACAAAAGTAATTAGACGTACAGGTTGTGTTAGTGGGGTTCCAACAGCAGCGAATGTTCCTGAAATAGATCCAAAGGCTAAATTTCTAATTGGGTCAATTGTTACTGCTTGCCTGCTCATCTTTAGCCTCTGGTGTTTTTTGCTCTTCTGTTGAACATTCCGCTTTCTTGGCTTCAGCGGCCATGTTTTCAACTTTTACTACGTACCCTAGAAATTGAGTTAAAGCGTCTTTGACTTCATTCAACGGAGAATCTGAATCACATAACATGTGATAAACTCTATCTCCAACTGTGTGCTCTAGCCTTACAATGTTCTTTAGCATGGGAACTTCCTTTTAAGGGGTGTTTGGTGTCCACCCCTCATATCAACAAAACTTAATTTTGTCATCATCCCATTAAATAGGTCGAATGATGATGTATGCAAAGCTGGACACATCGGCTGTTTGCACTGAACCAGGGGTCCCTAAAATCGTTGAGTTAACAGTAAAGCTAGCGCCATTGCTAATTGTGTATGTCAATTCTCCTGTAGTAACGGATGCATTCACAGCCGTTCTTGTAAGGAAAATCATATCTCCAGTAGCGATGTTTGTATTATTTATCTGTAGAGTTCCCGCAACTAGAATCCCGGTTCCTCTAAAGTCGGTGGCAGCGCCGCCTTTCCACTGTAACATTTTCGCTGAAGTTGCAATCGCCAGAGATCCTCCAGTGATTAGAACGTTTCCAGAACCAGCATTGACTGTGGTTGTGGAGGTAGAGTTTGTAGAACCAATCGTCACAGTATTAACAGCAGCGGCAGTTCCTATAGCAATCGTTTTTCCGCCTGTAGAATTTCCAATATTTATTGTCTGAGCGCCCGTGCCGCCGGCTATGGTAATGGTTCCGGTATTAGCTCCTGTGCCGCCAAAGTTAATGGTTCCAGAGGTTGTGCTAGGAGCAAAAGTATAGGTAGAGGTTGCTGCGCCGTCTAAGGAGAAGTTACCTGTGCCAACTAACATTGAGATAGAGGCTGCACCAGAGACAGTACCTATTGTGATGACATTAGCAACCGCTCCGGTTGCAATGTTTACTGCTTTTGCGCTTCCTGCGCCTCCGGCGACGTTTACTGTTGTAGCTCCAGTTCCAGCTCCAATTGCTACGATATTAGTACCAGAACTTGATCCTAGTGTGATCGTTCCTGTTTCTGCCGTACCGCCAATGGTTATTGTCCCTGTAGTTGCACTAGCACCAACTGCGTAAGTAGAAGTTGCTGCACCATCTAGTGAGAAATTCCCCGTTCCGACTAACATGGAAATCGAAGCAGCTCCAGATACGGTCCCGATTGTGATAACGTTTGCGACAGCCCCGGTTGCTATGTTTACAGCCTTTGCTGCTGTAGCACCACCAGCGATATTGACCGTAGTTGCGCCCTCTCCAGCTCCCACTGCAACAATGTTTACTCCCGAAGAAGATCCCAGTGTGATTGTGCCTGTCTCGGCTGTTCCACCAATTGTAATCGTGCCAGTTGTTGTGGAGGCTCCTATAGCGTATGTGGAGCTCGCTGCACCATCTAGTGAGAAGTTGCCTGTACCAACTTTTAGGGCGAGAGAAGCCGCCGCGGTTACAGTTCCTATTGTTATAATGTTTCCAATAGCACCAGTACCGATGTTGATCGTTTTTGCTCCAGTTCCTCCAGTACCAATTGCTACAGTTTGAGCGCCAGTACCGCCAGCTAAAGTTACAGTTCCTGTTTGAGCGCCAGTACCGCCAATGTTAATTGTTCCTGTGGTCATGGCAGCGCCGACTGCAACCGATCCTCCGGTTTGTACGTTAGCAAGCTGAAGTGTTGTCGCTCCAGAACCGCTAGCTATTGCAACAGTATTAGACGCAGAGCTTGATCCCAGAGTAAGAGTGCCAGATTCAGCCGTACCGCCAATTGTGATTGTTCCGGTAGTTATGCCAGCTCCAACATTGACAGCTCCATCAGTTGTCACATTTGCGATGTTTACTGTAGTCGTCCCGGATCCGTTACCAATGGCTATCGTGTTAGAAGCAGAAGAGGATCCAAGTGTGAGAGTTCCTGTTGCAGCCGTGCCACCGATAGTAAATGTTCCGCTAGTTTGAGCTGCGCCCATTGTGACAGTTGTTGTTGCAGCAGTAGTAAGAACAAAGTTTCCTGTACCAGCCTTTAGTGTTAAGGCGGCAGCGCCTGTAGCCGATCCAACAGTTACCAAATTAGCTTGAGTCGAGTCCCCGATGTGGATGGAACGGGCTGCGGCTCCAGTTCCTATATTAATAGTGTCAGTTGTCGCGTCAGCGCCGACAGATATGGCTGTTCCACCAGAAGCCCATGTCCCGCCAGCAGTGAAAGTTACTGTGGTTGCTCCAAGTGTAGTGAACACAGCAGCAGCAGGAGTTGTTCCGCCTGTAGCAGGAGGAGCGGCAAAAACAGCGGCTAAGTTGCTTGGTTGAACCGCAAGGGCAACAAGTCCTGTAGATGCGGTGCCGGCAACTGCTTTAGCATCGGTAGCAAGAGTAACGATACCCTGGGTAGTAGTTGTAGCAACGGGAGCGCCTGCGATAGCCACCCCGTCAACGTAATCTTTAATTTCTTTTACTACAGGCACAAGAGTCATTGAAGCTGCGTCACCAACGATGGAAGAGGAAAGCTGAACAATCCCTGGAGCTGATGTGGTCGCATAAGCGTTTCCACCCTGGTTCCATGTAGACGACCCATTGAATGTATACTCAATAGCTGGTGTCACAGAATTATCCCACCACGTTTGTCCCTGTGGATAGGAGGTGTCTGAAGATGTTGGAGCCCGATTGGCCTCAATTGGAACAGGAAAACAAGAGATTAATGGCCCACCTACTCCGTACACTTGACTAATTCTAGTACCCATACCCACCTGAATTGTTGGTTGTTTTTTGTTAAGCCCAAAATCAATAATAAAAATTTTTATGTCAACGCATTAAATAAAATAATGTTTCAGATTGTTCTTAAGATAGCTTTTATGCTAACGTCAGCGCGTTAAAACTAGAAGGAGGGTTTATGAGAGACGATGATGCACTAGGTGGATTTTTGGGTCTTCTTACTTTAGGCGCTGTGTTTTTCTTAGGAAATAAGTCAGGTCAGAAACAGGGGTATAATGATTGCGAAAATAGGCATCGAGATGATGAAATACAGGAACTAAAAAGACAGATTGAGTACCTAAGAATCGAGAGAAAGTGAGGGTTATATCCCTCCAGGAGCCCTGGATTTAAATATTTTTTATGGACGTTTATCTTCTTTTGAAGAAAGATATATGCATCCACTTCAGGCAATATGGGGAAAAATATGATTTACCAGGTAAGAACTTACAATACACTATGCGGATCAAAAAAGTATTTTGAAGACAAGAAAGACGTGCAATCTTTTGTAAAAACCGTTGTTAGTAAGACCGAGGAGTTCAGGGTTTTTTCGAGAAAAAACCTTCCAATTCACATTAGAACTAAGGTTTCTTCAGACGAAATACAGGCAGGAGTGGAAATTATCAGGATAGATCCGGCAGTCCTACCTGAGTGGCGCACTTTTTTTGGAGAAGAAATAGAGATATGCAATCCGAGTATTATAGCAGAAAAAAATGACTGACAAAGACACTTTTTATACGGTGAAAGAATTCGCAGAACGAATCAAGGTTCACCCGAGCACAGTCCTAAAAGGCATAAAAAGCGGACGATTCCAGGCGTTTAAGATAGGCCAAGGAGCTCGCTCTGATTACCGAATATGCGCATCCGAAGAAAGACGTCTGTGTGAACTGGACATGTCAAAGCTCATCAAGTCTATCGTCGACACAGAGATCAATAACAGGCTGGAAAAAAATAGCTAAACTAAAAAGCTAAATCTAAGTTTATGTCCCATATATAAAAACTTTTAAGCAGATTTCTTTTTCCCCTTAAGAGCCTGGGCTAGCCTGTTTATGAAGTAATTTATTAATCCAACTGATTTCTTATCGGGAGTGGATTGTTTTTTTTCTTTCATCTTCCGGCCTTCCTTTTTTGTTTTCGCATTTCTTTTACTGCTTGAGATAGCTTACCGAACATATTATACCCCACGCTAAGCTTTGTGAATGGGTATTTTTCTTTATTTTCACTGATCTTTTTAAATGGGCTTCCTCTAGAATCAGCTGTATTTACATCCCACGTTCCCGGCAATCCAGTACCGCCAGATGTTTTTGGCTTGGTACTTGCAGAAATTATCTCCTCATAAAGCTCTGGCTCGACATTTTTATAAGTATAAAGAAAGTTGGGAGAGTCTGGAAACGCAGCTACGAGTTCATTCTTTTCAGGATCATAAGCCATGATAGACAATGCATCAGATAGACTTCCCTCTCCCTCTTTTGGGAACGTGTCGAAATAGGACTGTGCAATTGATTCGTAGTTTTTATTTACAAGATCTTCGGGAACAGAAACTAGTTCATCACTTTTAATTTTATGAAGCTTTCCGTTTTCATCTTTTACTAGAGCCTCTTTATTTCTTACAGACTCTACATTCCCAATTATTCCGCCAGCTGTTGAAACAGAATCGCCCTTATTTATATTTCCCTGCATTCTTTCAACATCTTCTTCAATACCACGCATAAGAGGAGATTGTTTTGACTGTCTCTTCTCAAACTCTTTTCGCATCTCATCTATGGGCCTTTTGTCCCCTTGGTCGTACTGCTCCACAGCATATTGCTTAAGCTCGGGAGAAGCATTGAAAACCTGGGAATTAGAAGAGGAAATAAAATCATTAATCGTTTCCTCTAATGGCTTTGCTGCTCCAGACTTAACCTGCTCCTCGAGCCACTTCTTTTGGCTAGGTTTCAGGGAAACGCTAACAGCTGTAGCAATCGCTTCTGGAGAATTCCCTATCTTCTGTAAATTTTTAATTTGATTCGCCACTCCAAGCTGATCTATAATCCTTACAGACGCCTCTGGGGACACAATACGTTCCTGTGGCGGAGGAGGAGGGGCTTGTGCAGGCTTTAAGTTGGATTGCTGGTATCCTTGCTGTGTCTGTAATTGTTCATCTGCTTCTGATGGCAATAAAGCAGGATTTGGAATAGGCGCCTGTGAAGGCTTGGGAATGCCTGGAGGTTTGATTGGAGCATTGGCCATTGGAGTAGGACCAATTTTAGGCGTTGGTATTGATGGAAGAACTTCCTTTTGACCCTGAAAGGCACCCTTAACTCCTTGAATAGCGGCCGGGAGAGCTTTAGAAACACCATAAAAAGTTCCCGTGGCAACGGCTGTTTTTAGTAGATCCTTTGTTATTTTTTCTCTTCTTGATGCTACTTTTTTATGTCCTGCTTCTTGGCTAAGAGAAGGATCATGTTCATCATCCGACATTGTTTTTGAAATAAAGCCTAAAATACTAGATGCCGAATGTCCCGCTCCCACCGCCTTGGAAATTGATTTAGATAAAGACGGAGCTAACTTAGAAAGATATTTAAGAATCTCATCTTCACTATATCCTAATGCTGTGGCTTGCATTATCGGGGTCATTTTGCTCCACTCAGGTAGCTAGCAAACCTGTCCCACCCTTGGAAAATATCTGATAATGATTGAATAGGAGGACTGGTTTCTATTGTTGTCATTTCTAGTTTTTGAAAAGGGGACATTTTATCTTCTATTTTTTTCATAGACTCAGCTATTTCCTTCCAGTCGTACCCCTTTTCATTCCATAGCCTGTGTCGTATTGCCAAAAGAGATTCATCTTTAGAAAAGTTCTCTTCTAAAAGCTTATCTAGTCTTTTTGCATGAGAAGCCTGAGGAATTTTGCTGGCCTCTGGAATAGAATTTATAGAATGTATAGTTTTTTCATTAAGAGGGTGTATTAATTCTTCGACTTCCGTCGGAGAAAGTTTGTGTTCTTGAGAAAGAATTCCCCTAGCTTCTGCTTCATAACCTTTGTCTATTAGCCTTTTTACTGATCCGCTAAGATTTTTAACTGCCTGATCCCTTGTCTGTCCTCCCTGAGCAAATGCGCTAGTAATGCCTACTAAGCCTTTTGCTTTTTGTAGCCCCCCCCGAAGGGCACCAGGAACATATCCATTTTGCAATGAATCTAAGTCTCTATTAGTTCCCAGCCTAAAAGACTCCCTAGCTTTTTGTACTATTTCATTGGGATCTTTAAGGTGAGAATATTTCTGTAATTCTTCCTGAAAAAAAGGAGTCCTCTCTGGGTGGGCTTTAAGCTCGGGAACAGTTCCTTCCGCGATAGACGTCAATCGGTTTAAAGCATTTTGCGCTGTATTGTTCTGGGATTCCGCTATGGCCTTCCCTTCAGCATATTTTTGAGGATCGTTAAATTGACGAGCATAATTTTCCGAGAATCTCTCAATCTCTGCTGGTGATTTTATCCTAGGATAGAATCCACCAAATTCTTTTTGGTTTTCAGATCTTTGTCCAGGCTCTGGAGTCTGAGCAGGTTGCTGGGCCTGAGCGGGCCCTTGCATTTCTTGCTGAGGCTGCCCTCCTTCAGGGAATATCATCTCGTTTCTTCCCTGTCCGAGAAGCATAGGCGCCAAAGCCTGCAAAATCCTTCCTTGATCCGGAAGTCCAGCGGTCGCCTGTATTAAATATTTGGTTTTTTCTAGAGGAGAAGAGTTGGGGTTAAGCTTGTCTAGACCGCTTAAGGCATTTTGAACCATTCCTCTTTGAAATCCAACCTCTCCACCTTTTTGTATTCCTGAACTTAACCCAGATCCAAGAGCCTGACCAAGAGTATTAGATAGACTTGTTTTTGGAGGTAGAATTTGTGCCATTTTAACCCGTCGTTTTTATGTCTGTGCCTGTTGCCGGACCTTTCATTAGATCAGCTATTCTCTGGCTTATTGACAATCCAGCCCCCTGACCGGCTGATGAACCAGCCCCTTGCAAGAAACCAGAAGCTGCATTTCCTAGTAGTCCAAGTTGTCCAGGTTGATATTGAGTTTCAACAGCTCTTGTCCCTAACCCAAGTCCTGCAAGATGATTGTATTGTCCCATTGCCTGCTGCGCGGCTTGTTGCCTGAGCTGCGCATACAATTGAGCAAGGTTAGATCCATACTGAGATGCTGCTCCACCTACTGCCTGTCCAAATCCAGAGGAAGACCCTAGACCTCCGCCTAGTCCACCACCTAGACCAGAATATCGCTCTTCTATTCCAGGAAGAATTTGCTCGTTGAATTGAGTTTTATAGGGAGCTGCCCACTGTTCATATGCCCCAGGGTCTCCGGATAACATATTGCCTAGATAGTCTTGGGATTTCTGATAATTTCCGCCAGCACCCCCTGACATACCAAGCTGCTCGAGAATCCTTTGCAAGGCGTCACTTTGGCCAGGCGTTATGGTGGGATTTTGAATATTTTTATCTCTAGTCTTTCCTCTGCCGAAGAGACCACCTATTCCACCAAGAAGACCACCTGCGGCAGCTCCTATCGGTCCAAATGCACTCCCTCCGGCGGCGCCTGCGGCAGCTCCACCTAATCCAGATCCCCAGTTCGGCATACATCACCTATTTTCTTTTGATGCTATAATGCAGAAAAATGACAACATCAATTTAATTTTTCAAGTATTCGCATACGGCTATCACAGACTTTAAAGGAACGCCGATCGGATTTGTGAAATTAATATTTACTGAATCCAAATAAATTGTTGGTTGTCCCATGACAGAAAAATAAGTAGGCGTCGTAGAAGTACATCCAGCATATATCATCGTCCCCTCAAATAGACCAGTGATACCATGAGGAAAGGAAACGGTTCCACCTGCCGGGATGTTTCCTCCGTTTAGATCAACCAAGTCAAAACATTTTCTATAAACATTTCTAAAGGTCTGCGGATCCCCAACGGTGTAGTATTGCTTAAAGTTGAAAAACTCCTGTAACGAGTATAAAGAGCCTTCCTTAGTGTTAACCGCATTTCCTACTCTTTTTGCCCATAGAGAAAGAGTATCCAGGAATCTTTCTTCATCTTTGGGGAAGTCAATAGAGATTGGAAGCTGATTAACCTGAAGACTTGGATCAGAGCTAGATGACATAAATTTCCTTCAAAACACGTTTTTCCCGCCGGCTCTGCACATTGCATTTATTGCGTACAATATCCAATTCTGGTTATGGGTAGAAATTTGATTCATTAGCGAATCGTTATAAGTAATATTGATGCTAAA